GGGGGACAAGGTGGTGGAAACCCTATGCGGGACTTTGATACCCGCATCGTTCAGCACCGACAAAATAGTTGGAAGAACTTAGGGACATTGATGGAACGCTCGCAAGCGGAACGGTCAAAGCCTTCGCAAACTGGCTACCGATTGGCGCAGTATAACCTTATCGAACGGGCAGACCGAATGGGCATATCAGTACGGGGTCAGCGGGAATGTGGCCCTATCCGTCGGACATCCCTTAAGATGCCCTTCGTGTCCCACATTGACAACCCCCTACTCCCCGAATGTGGACCTCACCTTCGGGCAGCCAAGATTGGTGTACTACAACGCCGTGAACGCAAGCGGCAACCCGTTTGCCTACACCAACAACAACTTGTACAATACCTATTGGCTGAATTACATCAACGAGACGGTCAGTCAAGAAGCCTTGCAGTTGGAACTGACGATGCTGCTATCAAGCGTGGACATCTACCAACTGGACTTCCGCAAGCCGATATACTACGGCGGCATCCGTTGGCGGTTGCTGGAGATTCGGGACTACCTCGTAGGGCAGATGAAGCCTTGCCGTGTAACCCTGCGCCGCATCCTCAACCTTTCCGAGTTTGTCGCTACCACAACCACACCGATTGCAAGCGACCCCGAATTTTTGTTCAACGGCCCGATTGACCCCGACCCTGTGGACCCAGGGTACGAACCCCCTGTAAACCCCGAACTACCCTCCGAAGGATAACCATGGCAGATGTAACTAAAGAAATCGTCCTCGAAGTAGGGCTGAAAGATTCGACCGCCGCTGGCACGACCAGCGCAAAGACCCGCCTGCGGGAATTGCAGAAAACCCTTGCGGACATGGCCCTCGCTGGCCAAGACGGGACGAAGGCATTCCGTGACATGGAACGGGAGGCGGGAAAACTGAAAGACCAAATCGGGGACACGCAGCAGCGAATCAAGAACCTCGCCTCGGACACCCGAACCATTGACACCTTCGTAAGTGCGGTGCAGGGCATCACGGCGGGGTTCCAAATCGCACAGGGAGCGGCGGCACTATTCGGAGCGGAGGAAGAAGAACTGCAAAAGTCCTTGGTCAAGGTCCAAGCGGCCATGGCCCTCGCCAACGGGGTGCAACAGGTGGCTAACCTGCTGAACAAGGATAGTATCTTGATAACCCAAGGCCAAGCAGCGGCGCAGGCTCTCTACGCCGTGGCGGTGGGAACCAGCACGGGAGCGATGAAGGCGTTTCGCATTGCACTCCTTGCAACGGGTATCGGTGCGGCAGTTGCAGCGGTTGGTCTGCTTGTGGCGAAATGGGACGAACTCACCGCAGCGGTTCGGCGGTTCTTGAACTTGCCCGACCCCAAGCAACGGGCAGCGGAGCAAGCCATGGCCCTGCAACGGGAGGAAGCCCAACTGGAGCAGTACCGCCAAGCCTACGACAAGCACACGGATTCTCTTATCGCTGCTGACAACAAACGCAAGGCCCAACAGGAGCAACGCCGCAAGGACGAAGAAGCGGCCACCAAGCAACGCCTGCTGAAACTCCAAGAGGAAAACAACGCCATTATCAAGTTCGTGGAGGACTTGAACCTTACGCTCTACGAGATGGAACTGGACCGCATCATGAAGCAGGACCAACTCCAAGAGAACCAAATGCTCCGCAATAGGGATGCCTACTTGCGGAACATTCGGATGCGCAACGATGCCGAAGCGAAGTCAGCAGCGGGGCAAGCGCAACGGGAAGCGGACCTCGCATCCCTTCGGGAGAAATATGTCGGGCAGTCCTTCGCCGTCATCGGGGACATCATCCAAGCGAGTGCAGGCAAGAGCGAGGAAGCCCAACGGCGGGCCTTCAATGTGTCCAAGGCGGCAAGCATCGCCCAAGCCCTTGTCAGCACTTACCTTGCCGTCAACTCGGCCTTGGGAATGGACCCAACAAAATTGGTATTCCCAGGTCAGCGTTTTGTTGAGGCAGGTCTTGCCCTTGCCGCTGGTCTTGCGAATGTGGCCAAGATTAAAGCGACTCAATTTCAAGGCGGTGGAGGAAGCGCACCAAATAGCAATGTCATGGGTGGAGCATCGGGCGCAAGCATGACCCCGCCGCCCATCTTCGCCAATCCCCAAACGACCAACCTCGGAACGGGTGACCTGTCATCGGGTCAGGGTCAGCAGAACCAACCCATGCGAGCCTACGTTGTGGAGCGGGACATCCAGCAAACCACCAGCAGGGTGCGGAGGTTGTCCGAATTTGCAACATTGGGGTAGTTCCTACATATCCCACCATGGAACTTCCCGTTTACCGAATGACCGTGGACGAAGTGGACGAAGGCGTGCAGTTTGTCGCCCTCGTTGANATGCCCGCCATCGAGAAACCTTTCCAAGCCTTCGCTAAGACCCGCAACGCTTCGCCGAAACGGGGAACGCAGGGTCCTGACGGGACCGCTCATGCTTGCCGATACGCCCATCTACCGCAAGGACGACACCTACGGGGAATACTATGTCGTGTTTGACAAAGCCACCATCCGTAAGATTGTCCAAAAGTACTTCAAGCAGGGGAACCAGCACAATGTCAACGCTTACCACAACGCCGAACTTGACGGGGTCTTCATGTTTGAATCCTACATCACCGACGCAGAGCGGGGCATCCTTCCCCCGAAGGGATACGAGGACACCCCCGACGGCTCTTGGTTTGGGTCGTTCAAGGTCGAGAACGACGAGGTGTGGGAGAACCGTCACGCCTTCAAAGGTTTCTCGGTGGAGGGCTTGTTCGGCATGAAGAACACGGGCACGGAATTAGAGGTCGCACTTGCTGGCCTCGCAGACGACTTAACCGCTTTTTTGCAACATATCCAACCAAACTACAAATCCCTTTAATCTATGAACCTGAAAGACGCTATCGAAACCTTTCGCACCGAGTTGCGGAAGTTCACAACCCAAAAGCAAGCCTTTGCCGACTACAAGTTGGCCGATGGTACTGTCATCCGTGTGGATGGCGACCTCGTTGCTGGCACGCCTGTTTACGTCATCGCCGATGACACCACCCTGCCCGCTCCTGACGGCGAACACACCGTTGAAGGCGTTGGCGTGGTCAAGACCGAAGGCGGCAAAATCACCGAAGTCGTTGTCGCCGAAGCCCCTGCTCCTGCCGAGGAAGTTGCCGTTGCTGCCGAGATAACCCCCGAAGTTGCAGGTGAAGTGGTGAGTGAAATCGCCGAAGGCTACCCAATGGTGGACCCTGCGATGGTTGAAGAAATCGTCAAGAAGCACCTGGTCAGCATCATGGAGGAATTGAAGGCCGCCTATACTGAAATGGGCAAGATGAAGGAGAAAATGGCCGCATTTGCAAGCCAAATGGAAACCATGACCGACATCGTTGAAAAGGTTGCTGAACTCCCTTCTGAAGCCCCCAAGCCAACCGCCTCCGCTATCGTGGAGCAGCGCAAAGCCTCTGCCCAGCAGAACTTCAACGCACTCGCACAATCCCTGCAAACTCTTAAAAAATCCAAATAACCTTAACCCCCTAAAAACAAAACCATGGCATTTTCTTTCGGAAACCTAACAGCCTACACCGAGCAGCAAAGGCTGCCCCTCATCACCAAAGCGGTCTTCGCCGCTCGTTCTGCCGCCTTGTTCACCAAGCAGGTGGGCATCAAGTCAGCCGCCGCCCTTAACCTCATGGACACCGATGCAAACATCGGGTCAGGAACGGTCTGCGGTTGGTCTGCAACTGGCAACACCACATTCAGCCAGCGTAACATCACCGTTGGCGTGATGAAGATTCAGGAATCCCTCTGCCCTCGTTCGCTTGAGCAATACTGGATGCAGTCCCAGTTGACTGCTGGTAGCCAATACGACGGCGTACCATTTGAGCAAGCATTCGCCGAGCAGAAGGCTCTCCGCATTGCCGAAGCGTTGGAGAACGCTATTTGGCAGGGTAACGCCTATTTCAGCGGCGTAAACCAGTTGCTGAACGCTGCATCGGGTTCAACCGTATCGGGTAACACCGCTGCGATTTCTGGTGCTATCACGACCGCCAATGTCATCAGCATCTTTGACACCATCTACACCCGCATCCCACAAGCCATCCTCACCAAGAACGACCTCGTAATGTTCTGCGGTTGGGACACTTTCCGCACCTTGGTAATGGCCTTCAAAGCCAACACGGGTGTCATGTACAACCAAGTTGACTTGCAAGGTTTGGCCGATGGTGAAATCCTTTACCCAGGCACAAACATCCGTGTCATCGCCGTACCTGGTTTGCTCGGCACGAACCGCATCGTTACCACCTACCTCGGCAACCTGTTCTATGGTACCGACTTGTTGAGCGACGAGGAGAACTTCGAATTGTGGTACTCCAAGGACAACGANGAAGTCCGCTTCCANGCCGCNTTCAAAGCAGGTGTGCAGTTCGCTTACCCAGACCTCATCGTTGACTGGAAGTTGGCCTAAGTGTAAGGGGGGCGGGCAACTGCCCCCCGCTTTTTAGTATAACATAACCCTCTAAAAATACACTATGTCTTGCTCCCTAACTACGGGCTACGCCCTCGGATGCCGCGATTCAGTCGGCGGCATCAAAACTGTCTTTGTNCAAGCCTTCAACCCAACGGGTTCCGTGAACACCAACGGAAGCGGAACGGTCACGGGCTTCACGGGATTCTCTTCGGGATTCTACGAATACGACTTGACCAAGGCGACTTCGTCCATGACGGAAACCTTGAACGCAAGCACCGAGAACGGAACCCTGTTCTACACCCCCGAAGTAACCTTTACCATCAACAAACTGCAGACCTCGGTCCGCAATGAGTTGCGCCTCTTGGCTCGGAACCGCTTGTTGGTCATCGTCCAAGACAACAACAACCGTTACTGGGTGTTGGGTGCTGCGAACGGCTTGGAAGCCTCCGCTGGAACCGCTGGAACGGGTACTGCATTCGGTGACCGTTCGGGCTACGAGATGACGCTGACGGGCATGGAACCCGACCCGATGCTGAACATCGCAGCCGCAACATTCTCTGCGCTGACCGCACAAATCAGCGGGTCGTAGAGTATCTTTGACCTGCGGGCCTCATACCCCGCATGGTTTAGTGGTTAGGGGCCATCCTTTCGGGGGGTGGCCCTTTTTTTTTGTACCTTTGGGCATGAGAATTTGCATCGTTTACAACGCCCATCCAACGGGCTGCTCGTTCTATCGTCTTGAGATGCCGAACGCCTACCTCGGCGACAACTACACCGAGTTTGATTATGTCTGCGTGGACAACATCGCCAATGTCAAGGATGAAGACCTAAAGACGGTCGATGTGTGGCTATTTAATCGCTTGTGGTGTCAAGGTACGCTGGACCAAATTCGGAAGGTCTACGAGGCTCTCACGGCGTTTGGGGCGAAGGTAATCTTGGACCTTGACGACTACTGGGTTTTGGAATCGGGACACATCATGTACCGACACTATTTGTCCACGAAATTGGATGAGCAGATACGGGAGCATATCCGACTTGCTGACCATGTGACCACGACCACCGAACACTTGGCGCAGAAGATTCGCCTGCTCAACAAAGCCGTGACCATCCTGCCGAATGAGCCGTACGAGGCTTACCAGCAGTACTTGCCCGACACGAATGCAGAACCCGAACCGCACCTGTTCAAAATCGGCTGGTTCGGAGGGGCGCAGCATCAGGAGGACATTGCGCTGGTAGAACATTCCTTCGGCTTGCTTGCCCACGACCACTCCCTTGATGGGAAGTACAAGATTTACCTCGGCGGGTGGAACGACAACAACCCCGTATATGACGATTACGAGCGGATGCTTTCCTGTCGTGGGGTGAACAAGAACTACGGCAGAATCCAAGCGGCGGACATCTATTCCTATGTGGGTGGTTACAACTTCATCAACGCCACCATCGCACCGCTCCGAGATACCAAGTTCAACCGCCTCAAATCGGAGTTGAAGGTCGTTGAAGCAGGCTGGATGGGCAAGGCAATCATCGCCTCGGAAACCATCCCCTACACGGATATTCTGGTCCATGGCCACAACGGGTTGGTCATACCCTACGGCAAGAAAGACGCTTGGTACAAGGCGGTCCGCAAGTTTGTGAACGAACCCGACTACGCTCGCTCCTTGGCCATGCAGTTATCCAAGGATGTCCGTGAGCGGTTTGACATCACCAAGACCGCCGAGCGCAGGGCCGAACTCTACCGAAGTATCGGGCGCAAATTGTGAAATTCGGGCGCAAAGTACATTTAGGGATAGAGTGATTTACCTATCCCCGAACACCACGAACACAATCGTCGTCACTTGGACGCAGCGGGCCTCATCGGGGGACCGTTACATCTTGCGGCTCACGAACATCGCCAAGAACCTGACGACCGACTTCACCCTGCTGAAATCAGCCAACCTCTCGCAATACACCGAACGCTATGACAAATTTTCGCTTGCCGTGGGGTCGATTGAAACAGGCTCGTATAAGTATGAAGTTTACGATACCAGTAGCACGGTTGGTGCAGCCGTTGCGGTGGTTGAAACGGGCTTGGCGTATGTACAAGTAGTATCGCTGACCTTCAACACCTACGGCAATTCCATCCAGTACACCGTTTTCGGGGCGACCGATGAGGGTGTCTTTGACCAAACCTTTGACCCATCCTTCGCATGAGCGTACAAACAAGAACGCAGTTGCAGGCAAGTGCCGCAACGATTACCAACGAAACCGCCGCAGGCGCAAACACCGCCGCCCGTGTTGGTGGCCTATTCGATGACCTCGCAGACACCGCCACCTTGGACCGAGAGCGGGGCGTTGTCAATCGTTACATTGACACCCCTACCAACTGGACACCAACGCAAGGCCAAGCGGTTAAACTCACCGCAACGATGAAAGCGGGGGTTGTCAGTACCTACAACTTCACAAGCACAAGCTCGTCCATCACCTACACAGGCACAACGAGTGCGATGCTTCGGGTGTCGGTCAACTTGGTGCTATCGCAGGGCAATGGGAATCAAGTGAAAATCTACATCGCCAAGAATGGCACAATAATTGCACAATCCTTGGCTGACCTCACGCTATCGCACAACAACGGCCACGCCGTGTTCACCGAAACGGTGCTGCAAGGTGCTGCAAACGATGAGTTTGCCATTTACATCAACGCCGTGAACGATGGCGGCTCCATCGCAATTTCGGCTCTCACCTTTACCGCCCACACGCTATGAGTATAAAGCAATCGTTCACCCAATGGCTTGGGATAGAACACAAGGTTCCCGTAATGCTCGAAAACAAAGCGGGCAAGTACATCACCTACGGGGCGTTCAACGAGTACCCCTACTACCTGCTGGACAACTACCGCCGAAGCAGCAAGCACAACGCCATAGTTAACGGAAAAGTGAACTACATCGTTGGCGGAGGCTGGCAACCAGGGGAGAAGATGACCGTGGAGCAGCAGGCCCGCTACGCCAAGTTTTTTGTACGGGTTAAGCGAGCATGACGACCTCAACGACATCACCGAAAAACTCGTCCTTGACTTGGAAATCTTCAACGGATTTGCCGTTGCGGTGACTTGGAACAAGATGGGAACCATTGCTAAAATGGAACACATTNCCCTTTGAAAAAATCCGAGTGGACAAGGACGAGCGGATGTTCCAAGTGGCCGATTGGTACGACGATGCAATGGTCCAACTATACCCCAAAATTGGGGATGTCGAAAAGATTCCCGCCTTTGATGCAGACAACCGCATCGGCAAGCAGTTGTTCTACTACCGAGTGTATGCTGCAGGCGTGAAGTCCTATCCCCTCCCCGAATACATGGGAGGTTTGGCTTGGATTGAAGCGGATGTCCAAGTGGCCAACTTCCACAACAACAACCTCCGCAATAACTTTTGGGGCGGGTACTTGATAAACTTCAACAACGGCATCCCGACACCCGAAGAACAGGGCGACATTGAAAGGCAGATTAAACGCAAGTTTTCGGGGACCGACAATGCGGGTCGCTTTGTTGTGACCTTCAACGATGATGTGAGCAAGGCTCCCACTTTGGAACCGCTCACTCCATCGGACATGGACAAGCAATTTGAGATTCTCAACAAGGCCATCCAATCGGAAATCTTTATCAGCCACCGTGTGGTCAACCCGATGCTATTCGGCGTAAAGACCGAGGGGCAGTTGGGCGGCAGGCAGGAACTGGTAGAGGCTTACGAACTATTTAAGGCCACATACATCAACGACCGTGTCCGCAAAGTGGAGCGGATGATTAACTACTTGGGTTCGTTTAACGGCGTGGAGGGAATGGAACTTATTCCTGTTGAGCCCATTACGGAGCGACTATCCGAAGCCGCCCTGTTGCAGATTATGACCCCCGAAGAACTCCGTGAGAAAGCGGGCCTACCTGCGTTGGAAAAGCAACCCGCCGATGTGGTCGGACCGAANNCCCAACCCGACGAGCAACCGCAAACGCCCATGGTCATGGGCAACGACAACATCAAGAAGTTGTCGGGCCGTGAGTACCAAAACCTCATGCGAATCGTCCGCCATTACGCCCAAGAAAAGATTACCTTGNAGATGGCCCGCACGATGCTATCCGCTGGATTCGGTCTAACCCCCGAAGAAGTGAACACCCTCCTTGGCGTGCAGGAGCAAGCCTTTAGCGAACCCCAATGGGGCGAAGAAGACACCGAGGACTACGGATGGGGGGACGAGGAGTTTTAAGGTCTTAGAGGTGGTCGCAAGCAAGTTTGGGAGTAGTTCGGACGAGTATGTTGTCATGCACTCCAAGCCAATGCGGTTTGATGCCGACTTAGACGACCAAGTGCGCCAAGCCTTTGCTGAACTGGGGGAGGAAGAAAAGGAACTCGACGAGAAAATTGAAAAGTACCGCAAGAAGAACCGGGACGCAAGTGTGGAAGAAATGGCCAAGGAGTTCGGGGTCAGCAAGGCGAAGGTCGCCAAGCGGGTGGCGTACTTGATTACCAAAGACCGTTACCCCATCGCCCGTGCCGTGGACAAAATCGCCGAGCAAGGCTTGCCCAAAAACATCAAGGAAGTGGCCGAACCCGTGCTGGAGGTGAGGTACAAATACGCATGGGCCGCTGGATTCAGCAACAAGGACAAGAGGACCAGCCGTGAGTTCTGCAAGGTGATGCTTGACTTGGCTGACCAAGGCAAGGTGTACACCCGTGACGACATCAACGGCATTTCCAGCATCATGGGGTATAGCGTATGGAATCGCAGAGGCGGGTGGTATCATACCGCCAGCGGCGTGAACCGTCCGCAATGCCGGCACGTGTGGGAGCAGCAGTTGGTAATCCGTAAGGGTAACAAAATTTCAAAAGCATGAAGGCACTATTCATAAGCGAACAAACCCTGCTGGACAATAGCGTAATAAACGATAATGTATCGTTTACCCAAATTCGGCCCACCATCGTGAAGGTGCAAGAGATGCGGATTCAGCCGATAGTCGGGTCCGCCCTGTACTCGGAATTGGTGGGGCAAGTGGTCAGCGGCACAACTACGGCCCTGAACAACACCCTACTGGAGGACTACATCCAACCCGCCATGGTGCAATGGCTCTACTACGAACTTCCAATGGTCTTGGCGTTTAAGTACATGAACAAGGGAATGGTCCGCAGAACCAGCGAGGAAAGTTCCCAAATGAGCATGGACGAAATCACCCGCCTCACCGACAAAGTGAAGAACGATGCCGAGTGGTACTCCGAGCGCATCACCCGCTACCTCATGGAGCAACGAGCAAACTACCCGCTGTTCAACTCCCCGCCATCGGCCTTGGATACTATTTACCCGAACGGAACCAACTACAATACCGGCATGGCCTTGGATGCAAGAACCCTGCGCCGTGGTGCTGGCTTGGATAGACCTTGGCCGTATGGCTACGACCCTTATTGCAACAACTGCTAACGATGGGCGCACACGCAAAAAACATCCTGAAACTCCAAAAATATGTCTTGGATAAAAATCAAGCAAGCACTCCTTGCGCTTGCAAATGCTCACCCGCAGGTGAACTCATTCGGAACGGGCGACCCGCTTGCAATCGGAACGGACAACACGATAAACCTGCGAACCCCAAGCCGTGAGCGAATCGTCTATCCGTTGGTATTTGCGGATGTTCAGTCAGCGAGTACGGACTTGGGCAGTTTGGCTCTTACTGTGGGTGTCTATTTCTCTGACAGGGTGGAATCCATTGCCACGATGGGTTCAGTGGTTTCGGGCAGTCCAACGCTGGGCTGGCAGGATAACGAGGACGAAGTTTTGAGCGACCAACTGCAAATCGCACAGGACTTCATTTCAGCCCTTACAAACGACCCGACGCAAGAGTGGACGCTAAGTACCAGCGTCAGCCTTACGAGGTTTGTAGAGAGCCGTGATGACCGTACGGCGGGATGGGTAGCTACCATGTCGTTCCAACTTCCGTATTCGCACTCGGTTTGTGAAATTCCTACCTAAGATACATTTACCCTAAAGCAACCCCAATAAAATGCCAACTCCTATTCTTCAACAAATGCTCGGACAGGGCGGCACGATGGAATTCGTGGACGCTGCCGTGTCGGGCAAGAACTTTGACTTCCTCGTGGTGAATGCCGCCGCAACCTTCACGACCCTCACGGGTTCGGGAGGCGAAGACCTGCTGACCGCTTACGCCATGTCGGGAAAATCCGTGTCTGCTGGTATCGTTATCAGCGGAAGGAACGGCGGCAAGATTACGGCGGTCACTCCATCGGTTGGTAGCGTCATCGGATACACCTTCCTCTAAGGTATGTTCATCGGCTACGGATACGGCTATCCCCGCTCGCTCATCCTCGGCGGTTCGGGCAACCCTTACTGGGCCGCCTACAACGCCCGTGCATCTGCTGACGGCGCAACCGCTGCCGAAACCGCAAGCAACGATTGCCTGCAAGCCCGATTCATTGCCACCTTCCAAGATTACAATTTCTTCGTGTGGACGGACACGGTGTGGGCGGTGTTTAACTCCCGCTGCGATGCCGATTCAGCCACCGCCAAAGAAACTCTTTTTGAAAACTGCCTCCAAGTGCGAACCTATAATTTAGATTAAAATGCCCGCAGCACCCTCCTTACTGATTGTCCCCTATCGTTCCAAGACGGGGAAACTATACTCCCAAATCCCCACCAGCGGGGCGGGGGACTTCACCGTTACCCGCAACACCGAGGCACGGCGGTTCAACTCTGCGGGGCTTATTGCATCCGTAGCGTCGGGAATCCCACGTTTGGACTACTACACCAGCGGCGGAACGGCGGGGTGTCCTGCTCTTTTGGTGGAACCTGCGGCGACGAACCTTTGCTTGCAGAGTGAGAATTTTCTTACAACGTGGTCGCCTACAAATATCAACGTAACCACAGGAACAACGGCTGCGTTTACTGCTCCCGATGGAACAACGAGTGCCGACCTTTTGACCGCATCCGCAAGCGGTAGTGCAAGAATCATTCAGTCCTTCACATTCGTTTCGGGCACAACCTATTCCTATTCCGCATTTGCAAAAGCGGGGAGCGGGTTTTTTGGTTTAACTATGGAAAATGGTGGTGTTGCAAGCGGAGCCGCAGTTGTTTGGAATCTAAACACGGGCGCTCTTGCGGTTAGCGGAGTTGTTGGAGCGGGCTACACATTGCAGTCACAAGGCATTGAGAACTACGGGAATGGATGGTATCGTTGTAGAATGACCGTTCTTCTTGGCCTTGGGGTCGCTGGGAATATTCGTGCTAATACGAGCGATGGAACCATGACAAGTGCTATCATAAATAGCGCAAGCGGAAATACTGCTTACATTTGGGGCGCACAACTCGAAACAGGCTCCGTAGCCACCTCCTACATCCCCACCACCGCAGGCACGGCAAGCCGAAGCGCAGATGTCATCTCGGTCAGCGGAGCGGTCAGCGGGTCCATCGGGCAGACGGAGGGGACGATGTATGTGGAGGTGGAAACAAGAGTGACGGCTGGAACCGCTGCTAAGCGTATTTTGACTATTTCTAACGGGAATGATACAGGTAACAGGATTAGCATTGGCAAGCAGGCTGACGATGCTTTTATCGGCTCAATTCTAAGCGGAGGCGTAGCGCAAGCGGCAATTACCAGCACTACTAATCAAAGTGGTAGTTTTAAAATAGCATTAGCGTTTGCAGCAAACGATGCTGTTTTGTATATAAACGGAACGCAAATCGGGACGGACACTTCGCTTGGCGTTCCTTCGGGTCTTAATAGAGTGGACTTTGGGCAAAGCGCAGCAAACGCTGCACAATTCAACGACCGCATCCGTGCCGCCGCCCTCTACACCACCCGCCTCACCAACGCAGAACTCGCAACGCTGACCACATTGTAATGGCCACCTTCCGCAAGTTCGCCTTCCCCGACGGGGACACCGCTGACAAGTTGCTCGCATCCCTGCAACCGTTGGACTTCGCCGTGCCCGTGGGAGAGATAGACAAGGCGGTCTGCGTGGACATACTATTCCACGACACCTGCCCCGAAGACCTCGCCGCATTCGTGGTTTGGCCCGAACCTTGCGGAGTGCATTCGTTCAGCGGATGGGAGGAACAATACACCGCCGACCACAAAGAATTTGCAACATCACCCAAATAAACACACTTCCAACCATGGGCCTATTTAACCGCCGAAACGCCAACCCCGACCAACCCAAACTTCCACTTATGAAATCAGCCGTCATCGCTCTGCTCCGTCACTTGCTAACCTTCATCGGCGGTACGCTTGTCGCTAAAGGTATCATCGACACCGCAACACTCACCGAAATTATCGGCTCGGTAATCACCCTTCTATCAGTAGGTTGGATGGCGTTGGATAAATCAAAGGGCGAACCCAACAAGTGAACCTGATAGAAACCACTATCATCGGCACGGTCAGCGCAATCGTTGGCGGTGCTGTGGCTTGGCTCACACGGGGACGCTTTACGGCGGATTCGTTGCAGGTGAAGCAAGCCCAAGCGGTGCTGGCAATGTGGCAGGCAACCGCCGAAGCACAAAACAAAGAGTTAACAGAATTACGCAATGAACTTGTAGTTTTGCGTCAACGGATTGAGTGTTTGGAAACTACCATCCATACGCTGGAATCCGAAAACGCAACACTAAAAGCCATGCAATGATTCTACCACTCACCAAGCATTCCCGCAACATCCACGAAGTCACCTGCCAATCGGGGCAGGAGTTTCTTTTAATCAGCGACCTGCATTGGGACAACCCCCATTGCGATAGGGGACTGCTGACCAACCACCTAAAGGAAGCCCAACGGCGCAACGCAGGGGTCATCGTCAACGGTGACTTTTTTTGTTTGATGCAAGGCAAAGGCGACCCACGCAGAAGCAAGGAGGATATCCGCCCCGAACACAACAACGCTCGCTACTTGGATTCCATCGTCAACACGGCGGTGGAATGGTTTGCACCCTACGCCAAGAACCTGTTGATGGTTGGCTATGGCAACCACGAAACCTCCATCATCCACCACCAAGAAACGGACATCCTGACAACGCTTCGCCAGCACGCTGAACTACGCCACGGGGTCAGCGGTTGAGGTCGGTGGCTACGGCGGCACGATTGACATCCGAGTGCAGCACGACAACCTTCGTGGGGTCAACTTCGTGGTCCACTACTACCACGGCGCAGGGGGTGGCGGACCAGTCACCAAGGGGGTCATCCAAGACCAACGCCTCCTTGCAAGTACCGAAGGCTACGACCTAACATGGATGGGCCATGTCCACGAACTCTACTACCACCAAAACATCATCCACCGCTATGACCGCTCCACGAAGACGCTCCTTCAAAAACCTGTTCACCAACTTAGGACGGCGACTTACAAGGAGGAATGGGACGGCGGGTACATGGGCTTTCATACTGAACGAGGCAGAGGCCCGAAGCCTCTTGGCGGATATTGGATGAAGTTGGAAACCAGCAGGAATAGTAGCAAGGACAACAAAGGGCCTGAACTGCAACTCCACGCCACCTTCACTCCTGCGGATAGGTTGTACTGACCTGTACGAAGAAATCGTACAACCGTCCAGTTTTTTCCAAAATAAACTGGACATTCGGGGAATCAATTCTCCAGTATGACCCGCAAAAGAGAGAATATTTTCAATAGGTAGCGAAATCCGCTACCTTCCGCAAAGGATTACTCTGCATGAATTTTGCCGCATTATCCCTGCAAACCCCCGTTAATGACGGGTTTCTCGTTCACCCCTCCTGCGTATCGCTGGCGGTTAGGTATAGATAACCGTACTCTTTCTCCGCATTGAACTGCGGGCAAGCCTTGGTCACCCCTGGGAAGTCCCGATGGCCACAAATGCGGGCCTTGGGGTATTTCTGCAACCAAGAAAGCAACACCCCTGCAATGGCTTGCCTCTGCTGGATGGTGCGGTCATCCGTGTCCTTCCCGCCGATGTAGGACACATGGAGGCTCGTNGCGTTGTGGCCCGCAACCCCGTTGGTGACTTTGTCGTCGGTTGCCAGCGTCGTGATGTTCCCGTTGGGTTCAATGATTTTGTGGTAGCCTACGGCCTTCCAACCCAACCCCTCCTTCCAATGGCGGCGGATGGATGCGATGGTGGTGTTCTTCGGGGTTGCCGTGCAATGCACAACGAGGTGGGTAATGTTTCTCATTCTTCGGGGTTTAAAAGCGGGTAGTAGCAGACGGTGTGGTCCTGCTCGGTGGGCAACTGGGAGGCAGACACTTCATGGACCCCCGCCCATTGGGCTTTGGCGGGGTCGTAGCCCAGCAACTCGCAGGCCCTGCGGTACTCGCACAGGAGGGCGTGGTTCTGCTCCAAGTCTTGGGGGGAGTATGGCTATCATCAGCCGCTCCAAGGCGTTTGTGAGGGCTTTGGCTGGTCGGGTGGAGTGGTAGGTCATGGTGCGAAATTATGCACTTTTGATTACAAATATGCCGAAAATTAGGAATTTATACGCTATCGGGTGTAAATGCCCAAAAAGAAAAT